TGCTTGAAGCGCTGCCTGCTGATTCATGCCACTTGCTTGAAGACGATTCGCCTCACTTTGGACACGAGCTTGCTGTTCAGTGTTGAGATTAGCGAGCGATGTTTGTAAATTACTTTGCGTTCCTAGTTGTTGTACTCCAAGTTGAGCAGCTAAATTCTGTTGTCCAACGGTCAAACCGGCCTGTTGATTGGCTAAAGCGGCCTGCAAGGCCTGTTGGGCATTCATTCCCTGAGTTTGTAATCGAGCCGCTTGGTTCTGAACTGCGGCTTGTTGCTCGTTTGAAAGATTTGCAAGTGCCGTTTGAAGGCCTGTCTGAGTACCAAGCTGCTGCACTCCAAGTTGGGCAGCTAAGTTTTGTTGATTAACCGTTACATCGCGTTGTTGATTCGCAAGCGCTGTTTGCATCGCCGCTTGTTGATTCATCCCTTGTGCCTGTAGGCGATTAGCTTCTGCTTGAACCCTCGATTGTTGTTGATTAGAAAGATTTGCAAGCGCCGTTTGCAGCCCTGTTTGAGTACCGAGTTGTTGGATGCCAAGTTGGGCGGCAAGGTTTTGCTGACCAACAGTTAGCCCCGCTTGTTGATTAGCTTGTTGTGCAGCCAATCGAGCTTGCTGTTCAGTATTAAATTGTTGTTGCCCTTGCTGGAAGGCTTGTTGAAGGCCTTGTGCCTGAATATCTCCAAGTTGTGTTGCAAGATTTCGTTGGGCTTCTGCCTCAACTACTCCTTCTCGTGTGCCGCCAAACGCACCAGCACGAATGGCTTGAGCTGCTCTTCCTTGCCGCGCAATGTCTGCCTGACGTTGTGCCTCTCGTTGTTGAATGGCAACAACGCCTTGCATATAAGGCGACATGAAATCCTGCGCTGTTCCTGGTGCGGTAAAACTTTGCGTAGACACCTGTTGAGCAGGGCCCATTTGATAGGCTTGAAGCCGGGGTGCATAAGAAGTTTGAGCTGCTTCTAAAGCTCCGATACCTATGCGTTCGGGGGCAGTAATATCTCGGACGGCACCCATTTGAAACGTTTGCAAGTTAGGCCGGAACCCTGTTAGCGCGGCGCGCATTTCTGGAGACTGTTGCTGCGAAGCAGCAACCTGTTGGGCAGGGCCCATTTGATAGGTCCGAAGACCTGCTGTAACAGGCGATGCGGCTGCGGCTGAAATCCCCTGCGTCCCCACTTGCTGGGCACTAATGCCTCCTGGGCCTGTCATAGAGGCCCCAGCGTAAGTAGGAGCCTCCCCCAATCTAGCTGCCAGATTGGCTTCTGTTGATGCGGTGCCTGCGATTCCTCTTGCGGTTGATAAAAGGTCCCTTTCTGTTGCAAATGTCAGAGGAGCCCCCGTACGAGCAGCCGCAGCCGCTTCTCCTAAAAGACCCTCTGAGCTCGTCAATCCGGCCTGCATGTAAGGAGATAACCCTTGTCGCGCTGTGCGAAGTGCTCCTATGCCCCCCGTAATAGCATCTTCTTGCGCTCTTGCGGAGGTTGCATAGCCCTGCATGAGGCCAGCAGCGCCAACGCCTGCCTGCAATGCGCCTGCGCCTGCTGCTTCAATGCCTCCAGCGCCTTGCATCGCGTCTTCTAATTGTTGCGTTGCACGACGCGTATCAGCAGCAGAATAGCCCGCTGCCACATCACCTAAGCCACCCAGTCGGCTGGTTGCACCTAATGCGCCTTGGAACGCGCCTTGCGCTGCACCAAATTGAGGGGAGACATCGAGATTGCCGAGTTGCTGGACACCTTGTTGCGTGAGCCCCATGCCCTGAGTGACAGCCTGCGACCCAGCCTGCAAGAAGGGCTCATAGGCCCCAATACCCTGGCGTGCAAGATCCGCAGCCTGGGTTTGCCCTAAAGACAGACCTGCTGCTTCAACCGCAGGAAGATTAAGCGGCTGACTGTAAAGTCTGCGCGCCTCCTCCATCAGCTTTACTTTGAGGGCCTCAATCTCCGGGGCTTCGCGTGATATTTGGGTGGCGTAACTGGTACTCATGCTGCTTTTCCTTCTAACATCTTCATGAGCTTATACATCTTCTTTGCCCCCTTGCGCCGTGAGCCGTTGCCCATGGCACGTACCGCTTTGGCAGTGAACACAAACTCACCGTCTGAGAGCATCGCAGGAATCGAATCCGATGTCCCGGTTCCTGGGCCGTTGATGGCACCGATCTTGCGTGGGTAGGTCTTGCCACCCACACGCATCGCCTGGGGCGTATCCATGACACCGCCCCCTTCGGCATAGCCCCCTGGCAGATACATGCTGCCATAGGACGTGGGACGGATGCCACCGTAGTAAAGTCTTGCAGCAGCAAGTTGCTGGGGACTTGGCCCACGGAACAGGGTCATGTCAGGTGGGGTGGCTTCCTTGGCTTTGAATCCACCCATCGCGCCTAACGCGCCAACGCCGAGAGCGGCGAGTGGAGCGTAACGGGTAAAGGCTCCAGGCGTAGCATTAGCTACGGCTCTTTCTATTGCTCGATCTACTCCGGCTGGAGAGAGACCTTGTTCAATCGCGCTTGCTTTAGCTTTAATAGCTGCTGCTTTTTGAGCATTCAAAACATCGGGATCGTTTGCGTAGCGGTCAGGACTGATGTATTCCTGGTACAAGCCTTTTGCTTTATCAAGCAAACTTGTTTGTGTACTAGGAGAAGTTAGGGAGTCAAAAGGTCTCATTTTTGCTTGAAGATTGTTTGGATTCCCTATGGGTCCCAAATCCTCAATAGAACTTGTTTGTGCGGCAGTTCGCGGTGTAAAGACACCGTCTTTATAAGTCCCCGGTCCTGTGTTTTCAGCAACAGCTTTCAGCTCGTCAGGCCTGAGTCCTCCCGTGTCCAACGGAATATCCGCCCCAAATCGGTCTGCTTGGCTAACAAATTCTCCACCAAAACGGGGATCAATCAGTGGTGCTGGCGGGCTAGGACGAACATCGATGCCCAGAGGATTATAGGGAGGGCCTACTTCAACCGAAGGAATAGGTTGTTGACTGATTTGTGATCCCAGAGGACCTACTCCCGGAATACGATCCGGGACTGGGACGTTGTATTGCCCAATTTGCATCTCTGGGGTTCCTATGATGTCTGCTGCCGTGCCTACGCCTGGAGTTGCCGCTACTTCAGGCTGACCAAACCCAAACACATTGGGGTTTTGACCGCCAAGCACGCGTGGTTCAAACGCTGCTGCCCCACCCGTGATCGCGGCTCCCGCGCCTGCGGTCAAGGCCGCAAGTGCCCCTGATCTCAAAGCATTCTTCAGTCCTCCTCCTGCGGCAAGCGTGGATCCCGCGCCACCGACAAAGCCACTGACGGCTGCCATCCCTGCGGTTGAGGTCACCCCCAAGAACGACGCTGCGGCAGGTCCAACAAAAAAGCCTAGCGCCGCACCGATAACAACCTTACCGACCGTGCTCTTGGCGAACTTCTTAACCGCGTTACCGATCTTCTTAAAGATGCTGGCGTATTCAGGCAGGCCTGTGTAGGGGTTAATGGTCCCTGAACCACCCATGCGCTTGAGCATTGCTGCTTCTTGCGGGGTGATATGGGCAAGCATGGTGTCGCCATTGCGACCGTAAGCAGCAAGATCGGCTACCCCACCACGGGCCATGGCCATCGGGGGCGGTGAGCCGGGGTTCATGGCAATCGTGTCAAGAGCCATGTTCAAAGCGGCAAAAAATGCCGGGTCGAATTGCTCGGGCAACAAGTCCTCGGACATGCCCTCTGCCAGATAGGCGCGCCGTAAGCTGGCGTAATCTTGCGGTGCAGCAAGAATCGCATCCACCATCGTGTTGAGCTTGTTCAACTCATCCGGTGTGAGCTGCAAACCTGCAAGCTCTTGCTTGAACTCGGCCACAGCCTGGGGATCGGCCTGCTCGCCTGCTGCCAGGAACTCTTGGGTAATCTCCTGCCGTGGCACGTTCTGGCGGATCTGTTCGATTAACGCCATATCTTCAGGGCGCATCCCTGCGCCTTGTGCCTCGGGAAGCGCCATCACGCCTTGCATTTCGTCCATGTTAGTACCTTTCCGATTGAGCCATGGTCCATGGACCGCGCGCCGGGAAAGGACGCGAAAGATGGCTTGAATTATGCGCGATCATGCTAGTTCCTGTCCATCTCTAGGTAGGAGATGACAAAGTCCACCGTCGTGACACTGGAAGTTACCTTGATCACGTCGGTCTCTTCCATGTTCAAAGGTACGCCGCTAAACACGTCCATCGTGGCATTGGTCGGCAGCACGTAAGACTTAAGTAAGGAGTACCCCGTTGCTCCACCTGCGGGATAGAGCTTCACATCAAGCGTTGCATTACTGGCATTACGATTGGTCACCCGCAACGATGATACCGTTGCCGCATTGGCAGCAGGCACGGTGTAGATCGCCGTTTCTGTTGAAGCATCAGGCGTTAGGACGTCTCTGAAAAATTTATTAGCCATGTCAGAATGAAGAGACGAAGTTAACGGTCATGATGACCGAGGGGATAGCGGGCCGTGTGGGCGAGGTTCCTGCTGCATAGTTCTCGATGTAAACATCAAGGCTATCGGACCACCAAGCGATTTCAAGATAGTCGGTAGCAGGATCATCGACGGTAAAAATGCCTGTGATGGCAGGAACGATATGCGACCAAATCGAGCCGCTTTTACGTGCTGGTATATCAAATCGGGTATTACTGAGTGGGAAGTTTGTGCCGGTGTCCTTGGCCCATACCTCAAACTCCGCTGCGGTATTGCCACGGTTGGTGACCTGTAGGGTAAAGGTCACTAAATAGTTCCCCGCGCAAGGGACTTTGATGCGGCTGTTGTTAGTGACAGCAATGCCGTTGGTAGGCGACACACTGTCATAGGTCAAAAGATTCTCGCCGGTGATGCTGGCATTACTCTGGTCATTTTCTGAGATCAACATCGCATAAGGCAATGCAATCCCATTACTGATTTGAGCGCCACGGATCCCGGCTGCAAAACCACTGCCTGCGGACTTTCCAAACCATGCCGCAGCCGCCGATTGGTTCTGGTCGGTGACGGAACCGTATGTATTATTAAGCTGCAAAATGACTTGTTCAAGGGACCGAACAAGTTGGTTGAACTGCCCTGGATCATACTGTGCAGAAGCGTTAGGCAGTCGAACATTGGTGATCTTGCTCATCGAAGGCCATCAGGTTGCAAATCGACACGCATCGTGCCATAACGCCAGTTGGTATCAGCGGCGGTGCTTTCAATCGTAAGACTGATTTGCCTGCCGCGCGCACGGGTATCAATCTTTTGTGTAGTCGGGGTTACCGTATAAGGATCCAAGGAACTCGGTACAGCACTCGCCTGTGGGTAAGCACGCAGCCTTAACCTGACGGTAAGATCCCCTAACTGATTCTTGAAATCAGGAATAAAACGCGACATAAGCATCATATTGTCGCCATCACCCAGGTCAAAGTAACCCGAAGTAATGTAGGACTCAATGGGCGATCCGTTAGCGTTATAGCCCACTTCCTGGTTGTAGATTTGCGATCGACCTGCTGTTAGGCCATAGATCGTAGTAAGCGTTGAAGCGTTAGAGTCGGGATCGTAATCAGCGGCTAAAGGCTTTGAAAAAGTCCCCAGATCAATCCATGTTGTACGCGCCATAGACCCCACAGACCACACGTTTTCAAGATAGTTATAGGTCACGAACCGATCAATGTAGGTCGAGTCCGCCGAGGCGTACCACCACGTTACTTCGTTAAATTGAGTGTTGACCCCTGCGTTGATCGAAAAGCCCTGAGAGAAATTTAAGTCCTTAAAGACAAAATCTTGTACGGTACAGGGAAGCTTTTTAACCGTGCCATCAAACACGTAAAACGCATCAAGGCTCATCCAATAAGCCACGCCATTAACGTCAACGGCTGCATGCGCCCCGATACAGCCACAGTTAGCGCCAAGCTGTTGAAATCCAAAGGTGTAAGGTGGCCCTACATACTGCTGCCCGTGCAGCGACGTATCCGTCCAAATAAGAATCTGCCCGCGCGAGCGCACAGCCGTAATGATTCGACTACCGTCGGTTAGGCGTTGGCCGCCTGCGGTGTTCGTGGCACTTTCAACAAATTGATTGCGATCTTCCTGGTTAGAGAACCGCACAAACATGGGATCTTGTGTAGCAGGG